GGTTGTACCTGTCAACGGAGTCTGGGAGCTGGCGCCCAGGAAGGGGTGGGTTACAAAAGAAGGCGCCAACATGGACGGCAAGACTACCAAGGATGCATTCACATTTATCGTATCCCCAATGGAACAAGAGCGGTTGCAGGGTATTATTTATCTGGGATTGAAACTTGCCGAAGATGTTACCGGGCTTCCACTTTTGATGCAGGGCCAGCAAGGGAAAGCGCCTGATACTGTAGGCGGGATGCAGATATTAAATAACAATGCGTCAACCGTTTTGCGGCGTATTGCGCGATTATTCGACGACTTGATCACTGAGCCGCATGTGCGCCGGTATTACAATTATCTATTGCAATATGGTGAGGATGAGGAAAAGGGTGATTTCATGGTTGATGCGCAGGGGTCGAGCGCATTGGTTGAGCGGGATATCCAGAATCAACAGATATTGCAAATGTCGGCTATTGTGGCAAATCCGATATTTGGACTAGACCCCAAAAAATGGGCATCGGAGTTCTTAAAATCCCAAAGGCTTGATCCCAAGAGGTTTGAGTATGACGATGAGAAGTGGAGACAATTAGTCGAGCAGTTGAGCCAGAGGCCGCAAGACCAAAGTCTGGCAGTAGCCCAGCTTAACAATGAGACCAAGGAACGTATCAAGGCGTTTGAATTACAGTATGGTCAAATTGAGAACGACAAGCAGAGGGCGTTTGAGGGGGCGATGAAAGAGATTGATATCTATCTCGACCAGCAGGAACAGAGCGGGGTGCGATCGATTGAGCTTGATAAACTCCGCGCCAGGTTAACTGAAAATCGGGAAAAGCTCGCAACACAAATCAAATTGAGCGGAACTCAGGCGCTTACCCCGCCCGTTGAGCCAAGGGGCAGGGCCGAGAGCGGAAAATCGTTTCAACAATAAGGGGTTATAAATGACCAGAATCATATCTAAAGACCTTCAGCCTTTATCTCTTAAGGGCAGGAAAATGGCAAGGATGGTTATATTTTGGTCGCCTGACGGCAGTGATGAGACGTGGGCGCCGCTAATGCCCAATCAGGTTCCGGCGTGGGTACAGCATCCCGATACTCTAGCCGAGATGGTTGCAAACATGATGGTTAAAAAAGACGGTACATGCTGGTATCGTGCGGAGTTATTAAATTGATATTGAACGATGTTGACCTGAAAAGTCAGGCATGGATAAAGATCACCGGGCATTGTGAAGATGAGATAGCCAGGCTTCAAGTTGTAAATGAAGCCTCAGGCCGATCACAAACCGCTACCGAGTTCACGCGCGGAGAAATACACGCTTTAAGGGGTATTTTGCAAAATGGCAAGGTGGATAAAATCGTTCTTTCACTGGTTGACGGCCAGTTGGATGACAGACCTGTTTATTAACAAGGAGAATATATGGCAAAAGCTGTGGTGCCTGAAGGCGAAGAAAAGTGGAAAGCTGAGGGTGATATGCGTACCCTGGTTGAAGCCGAGGCTATTCGCAATGACGACAAGCGATTAAAGGCTGCCCTGAAATGCGCGAGGGATCAGTTGAAAAACCTTAAAGAAGCAATGAACTCAAACAGTGGAGATAAAGAATGACCGAAAAAACGGAAGCAATCGATCCGCTCACTCTTGAAACCCTCCTGGATAAAGAGCCGCCGACCGATGAAGAGAATGAAGCCGATTTCAAAGCCGGTTTTGAAGGTGTTGAATCTGTTACGTTCGCAGAAGAAGAGAAGGTAGTTGAGAAAGAAGAAAAGCCTGCTGAAAAGTCTGAGGAGAAGTCCGATGATTTAAGCGGACTTATAACCGGCCAACTAAAGACCTTCAAGGAAGATATTGATAAGCAGATCAGGAACATAAACGGCAAGTTTGGTGGACTTAATTCACAACTTCAATCCATTATGGCCTCTGCCAAGACGGCGGCCACTGCCCAGGGTGGATCATCGCCCACCCAAGCGCAGGTCAAGGAAGCCGTTCAAAGTAATACCAAGTTTGAAGCGCTCAAGGAAGAGTTCCCCGAATATGCCGAGGCGTTAACTGAGCAGATTGGGAATCTCAAGACAGAAATGTCCGGAAAGACCAGCGAAGTGAAGTCCGAGGATTTCAAGACAGTACAGACTGAAATTGAGTCATTCAAGGACATGTTGGTTGAAACCCGGCACCGAAAATGGAAGGACACTGTGCAAACAAGCGAGTTTGCTGAGTGGTTTGCATCACAGGATGATGATACTAAAAACCTGGCTCAAAGTACAAATCCTCTTGATGCGATTGATCTTTTGGATAAATATGCCGATATTGTGGTAGAGAAGTCTGAATCTGAAAGCTCCGATGATGGTTCCGGGCAGAAGAAATCAGAAGTAGAAACGAAAAAGATTGCTGAGAAGCGTAGATTGGAAGCGGCTCTCACCCCCACCAGAAAAGGCGGTAGAAGCGCACCAGTTACAAAATCTGAGCACGATGACTTTGTTGAAGGTTTTAATGCGGCGTAAGCCGTAATCTCGCGGCGCCGGTTCCGGCCCCGAATCAGTAGCACGAACGACCATTGTCCTTCGTTAAAAGGATGCGCTTTTGCGCGTTTTATTTTCCATTTAACGGAGTAGACACATGGCAACACAAAATTATAATACAGTAGCCCCGCGCATTGGCAAGATCAAAGGTGCGGTACTAAAGCACGCTGTAGCCAAAGAAGTTCTGGGCATTACCGGCAAGCAGCATAATATCGACAAGAATCAGTCGGATACGGTTATTTTCCGGCGTTGGCTGCCTAAGGGTGGTTCAACCACAAACTCAACCACGATCAATACGATCAGTGTTGATGCAACCGCACATCTTCAGCAAGAGGGTGTAACCCCGGAAGCGGATACCATCACCCCGCAGGATATCAGCGTACAGCTTAATCAGTACTCGTGTATGTATATGTATACAGACAAGACTGCTGATCTGTATGAAGACAAGATACCTGACGAAATGAAAATCCAGTGCGGCGAGCGCATGGCGGTAGTCCGTGAGATGATTCGCTACGGCACGCTCAAAGGGGCAACCAACAAGTATTATGCTGGCGGCACTACTCGCGGGACAGTTGACGAGGTCATCAGCTTAAACATCCTGCGTAATGTAAGCCGCGGTTTAAGCGGCAATTATGCCGAGATGGTTACTCGTGTGCTATCCCCAAGTCAGGATTTTAACACCACTGCAATCGAGGCTGGATATATTGTGTTCGCTCATACTGATGCCGAGCACGATATCCGTGAGTTGCCTGGATATATTCCGTTGGCTTCCTATGGGCAACGCAAACCTATCCATCCGCTTGAGTTAGGGTCTGTTGAGCGGTATCGGTTCATTCTGTCGCCCTTGCTGGCCCCAATAATTGATTCTGGTGCTGCGCTGGGTTCGACCGGGCTTGAATCCACTGGTAACTCACTCATCGACGTATACCCCTTCATTGTGGTAGCCGAGGATGCGTGGGGTGATGTTGCGCTACGTGGTATGAGATCGTTCAAGATCAACCACTTGCCGCATAATCAGCCCGACAAGAGCGATCCGGGTGGGCAGCGCGGTTATCTTCATGCTTCATTCTGGTCAGCCATGTTCATGCAGAATGACGGTTGGGCCGCGGTTATTGAAGCTGGGGTCACAGACCTGTAAATATAGCCCCGGTAAAACGGGGCTTACCACAATAATTTGATTACAAGAGGACAAAGACATGACACAAGCAAGTGACCTTAAAGGTATAACGCTCTGCACGAGTAAGGCTGGGTTAGCTGCGGGTTCCACATCAACCTACACGACTGCTGCAACCACGAGCGGGATGATTGGCGGAAAATATGTAACTGCATTGAGCGCTCAGACCGATACAGCGACGCCGACCACTGATTATAGTGGTGCTGCATTTACCGCTCTGGGCGTAAGTGAGGGTTGTGTATTTGTATTCAGCCTGATTGCCGCTGGAAACCTTAAAATTCATCAAGGGGAAGTACGAGCCTTGGATGCTTCAAACGCATTCAATATCGCGCCTCAGTTTCCGGCGATTGATCTTGATACCTATATGCCTTTTGGCTATCTGGTTCTGAAAAACGGGTCAACGGGTAGCACATGGACTTTTGGCGCAAGCAACTGGACTGCAACTGGCGCAGTAGACACCTTTACTGACGTGGGCGTTC